GCAAGACTGAAGAAAGCTCTGCATCGTACACTAGTTGAAAAAGTAGTTGATGCAAAGATCTCAGTTGGCATTGTCGAGTCAGATGAGAGAGTGTCTGCGATTAAGGATCACCTAACAAGGACTCCTGCATCGCTTGCAGATTCCCTAAGAGACATTTCGTCAATGCCCGCAGTTACCTCAAAAGGTAAGACAATAACACATGATGATTTAAGAATAAATGAAACATCAGAAGTTGTTGAAGATGAAGGGAATGTTACTACTATTGATGATGAAGGACAAACATCCTTAGTAGAAGCTAATCCGCTGCAACAAGCAGAGGATTTGTTTGTAGACGTTCTTATGCACAGAAAGTCACTTTAACTCTAGAGGAGATTAATTAAATGAGTTTAGCAAAGTTTCGTAAAGTATATGGAAAGAACGGTTCAGGTCGATTCGTCGTCTCTGAGGGTGTTGCTCCTAGTGCTTATCTTTATCCACATGAAGGTCTTCCAACTCTCTACACAGATTTAGAAGATAATCGTTTTGAAATTGTTATTACAAAAGGTACCATTCTTTCAGTAGTAGCAAATGCAGCGGGTGATTCCAGAGTCGTTCCTTGTAACGGTACTGGTTCGTCAGTTACATGGGACGATACAGACACCGTAACACTCAATGCCGCAACCCCTGGGACCGGCACTGGTTACACAGATCACATTGTTGTCCCAGCACACTCTACACCAATTGGTTGTGCCCAATACGACTTCTACAGAATGTTCGACAAGGGTACTTCTCAAGGTGTTGGTTGGATTACTCACGGTTACGTTGAGTGGCCCATTGTCCAAGGTTTGAATGATACTGTTGTCCCCGGCAACGTTGTTGTATCTGATGGTCTTGGTCGCCCCGTTGCAGGTACGCTTGGCGATGCTGGAACAGTAGGTAATGTAGTTGAGGTCGAGAAGTTTGCAACAAACTTTGATGACGGTCTTCTTTCTTACATGCTGCTTCCTTCAGACCCTGGTGCACTGAAGACAGTATTTGAACTTACTAAGCCTGGCCCTTATACCGGCAAGCTTGGTATCCGTGCCAACCTCGATGTAGCCAATGTGGTTGGTGCTATGAGAGTAGTTCTTAAGTTAGGCTAATTCTAAAAGAAATTAATAGGAGGATCATTCCCGAAATGACGAAAAAAGTAGAAGAGCTTCTAGACACATATGAAGCATGGGAGCTAGCCTTATCTGAGGATGGCAACATAGACGAAGATACAAGGGTAACAATTAGAGAGGCATTCGCCTCTCCAGATGCACCCATTCTATTCCCCAGAGTTATTTCACGTACTTTGAAAGAAGCTGCCGAGCCTCAACAGCTTATCACCCCACTTCTTTCTACAGTTCGTCTTGGGAAGGGTCGTTCTCTGGAATTTCCGTCTATCAACGCAATCCAGGCTGCTGAGATTCCCGAAGGTCAAGAGTATCCAGAGCAAGCTCTCGCCTTCGCAAAGCAGATCGAAGGTAAGGTCAGCAAGAAAGGTGTCAAGGTTGCATTTACTGAGGAAGTAATTGCAGACTCACTCTGGGACATTGTTGGCCTGCACGTTCGTGCAGCTGGTCGTGCGATGGCAAGACTGAAGGAGCAAATTGCTCTTAAGCGTTTTGCTGCAGCGGCTACCATTGTTTATGATAACGATGATAGCCCCGACACAATCGCTAACACAACTGGTAACGATGTAAACGGTGTTGCAAACGGAACAATGCGTTGGGATGACATTGTTGATATGGCTGCTGTGCTAATGGCAGAAAACCATATTCCAACAGACTTCATTCTGCATCCACTGATGTGGTCCCTGTTCCTTAAGGATTCAACATTCCATCTCTTTGGTTCAAACTACCAGGGCGCTTGGAATTACTCACTTGGTTCCAAGGAGGGCGTTATCAACGCCACTGCACCTCTAGGGCTAAACGTCCTAGTTTCACCATTTGTAAGCTTTACTGCTAAGAGTGGATCAACTCCTGCCAAGTCCGATGTTTTCCTTATTGACCGCAATGAGGTTGGCGTACTTCTAGTCAAGGACGACATGAGTACTGACGAGTGGAACGATCCAACTCGCGATATTCGTAGTCTGAAGATGAAAGAGCGTTACGATATCGTAATGCTTGGAGACGGTGAAGGAATCACTGTTGCAAAGAACGTACGTCTTACAAGAAACTACGACATTGCACCTATTCATCAGGTTTAATTCAAACAATTAAACTGATAATCTATCTGGG